GATGGAGTCCTCCAGCATACGCAACTGATGGAACGGCGTGATGGCCTTGTGCGGACAGTCTACAGGGCGCTGGTATCGGGTGTACATGAGACCAGACGAACAGAATGCGATGGCATCTTCGTTAATTTTGATGCCTGTTGGATTGCCGCCTGCACGGGGATTGTCCTTGTTGTACAGATAGAAGTCACGATATCCCGTGATAACCTTTGTGCCATTCTTCAGGGTTTCCTTGGTGTACTCACGAATTTTCTGAATGTTCATTGGATCCACATAACGCATTTCAAGAATGCCCTTTTGCGGATTTTCTTCATCAATGATCAGGTGAAAAAATATCTTTCCGTCCACATACCAACGGCGGAAGACTTCGGAACCTTTTGTTTCGAACTGCATGACACGGAGAAGATTTCTGAATTCTTCGTGAATGCGTTCTTTTACATTGTCACTTGCTTTGAGTCTATCAAGGACAACTTTAACAGGGGACTTCTTTTCCCCGACCACGATGCCCTCGTTGATGATGTCATCGATTGCAACTTCAACAATTGGGTCTTGTGCCATCTCACGATACTTCATGGTCAGTTCAAAATCATTGCGAACTGTCCCATCAAGATCGACATATTGACCGTAAAACCCACCAGCCTCAACAGGAATAGCCCCGTCATCGAATGTCGGAACGACAAACGACTTCAGGGACTTTACCTGTTGCTTTTCTTTTTTAGACCGCTCTAAGCGAAATCCGAAGAGTTCCATTATGTAAATACCTCATGACCTTTCAAGATTAGGTGGTTACCCCTTCGACTTCGAAGTATTGATATGCAATCGTTACATCGAAAGTTGAAGGTTCAGACTGTGCGCCCATGTCCATTGTTGTTTCTGCAATTGTGGTGGGCCAGCAACCAACCATCTTGTAACGGGCGATTGGGTTGCCTTCACGGGTGAGCGGGGTAATCGTCCAGTCGGTCATGAAGTTGCTCATGGCGTTCGCACCGACATTGGTACGATTCGTGTTCATGAGGTTCATCCATGCCTCAAATGACTTTCGCAGACCGTATGTTCCATCGTTGTAGCAGGAGATCGACCAATCAGCGAATGTGCGGTCTCCTGGATACTTGAATGGACGGCCCATGTAAAAGGCATTGTTGACATTGATTGTGGATGACGGAATCTTCGAAGCCTTGCAAAGGAACGAAACTTGTGCTGATGGGCTTTGACCGCCGACAGCCGCAGCAAGGGAGTTGATTGCTCCCGATACTGCGCCGCCGAACAATGCACCGGCTACTGCCGCAGCACCATTAACGGAGGCTGTGGTATTGCCGGGGAAGTTGCCTTGCACAAGGAACAGGTTGTTTCTTGCAAGACCATTGATTAGGTTGGCACGGAATGCATCGATGCTGAACTGTGACATTTAGGACTCCTTATGGGTATTTAGTGTGGTTTCCTGCATCACGAATCAGGCACCGACCTCGCTGAAGTTCACGCCTGTGCGTGTAGCAACGAAGTTCAACTGAATGAAGTTGATGCTGCGATTCGGCTTGATGTAGATGGCTGCAACAAACCGATTGCTATCAATAACTTCGGGCGTGTTGTTCTTCTCGTCACACACAACCTTAAAGTCGATCAAACCTCTACGAGCCTGAACATCACGGAGGAAGGGTTCGACAAGCGAACGGAACTGCGACCGTGTGAAGGCATCGTTGAATTCGAAAAGGCTGTATTTGGCAGCCGTTGCAATTGCTTTTTCAAGTACGATGAACAAACGACGAACATTGATACGATCCAAAGCACTTGGTTGGATTTGTAGAGTCTTTTGACCCCATACACAAATACCTTGACCAGGGAATACTGCAATCGGATTTACTTTTCCTTCATACAGAACATCTCTTTCAGCTTGTGTTAGTCGATTTAGAACTTGAACTGCCCCAACTAAACCACCACGATTCAAACCAGCAGGCGCGAACCATTCGGCTGCAACACGGTCATTGAAAGCAATGACACCTGGAAGAACAACGGTTGGTGGAACCCAAACAGGTTTATTTCTATCAAAGTCAAGAATCTTAACCCAAGGATAATATGTAGCTACATAATTACTATCAATTGTAGCTACTGTATTTACAGCGGCATCAATCAATCCAACTGTTTGGTTACTTGCTGGGAACACTACGTTATCCATAATGTAGAAACAATCACCACGTGCTTCACACATATCAATTACCAATTCGGTAACATAACTGTGTTGTTCACGGAAGATACCAGGAGTTACAACCAAGTTAATATCGAACTCATCAGCATTACCTAGAGCAGCGATACATTGTTTGTAACCAATGCTACCTGGACTATTGATATTTGTACAATCCAAACCTTGAGTGTTACCGGCAGTAATATCACTGCCTACGTTGATTGGAATTGCTGGCCATTGACCATCAAATCCACCTTGGAATACGATAACGAACTTACGTAGTTTTACATATGTAGATTCATTTACTGGATCGTAGTTACTTGGAATACTACCACTCAAACTTGGAGCTAGTAGAGAACCTGTGCTTGCTGATACGCCTTGAGCATAATATTTAGCATTAGATGTACCATAAACTTTATCTTCAAGATCAAAGTCAATGTTCAAACCGTTACTATCAGTACTGCCATAATATGGAAGTGGCTTGAAATATTGTTTTGTATCATTTTGAACACCTACTCCAAACGAAGATGTAGGATAAAGATATTGAATTTCGGTGCTGGATTCTGGAACTTCGCCGAAGACCGTGCCCGAAGCATATTTGCCAGGACACAATCCATAAATACTGGCTTTACTATATTTAACTGAAGGCACATATGTATTTGCTGTGCTATCAATTGGAGTATAATAAGATTCGAATCCATATGGAATACAAACTTCTGGATAAATTGTATCAGTCATTTCAATTCTGATATATTTACTCAAATTAACATAAGTACCGAATTCAATAATCTTACCTGCGTATGTGATATAAGCATATTTATCACCGATTTTACGTGCTACGAAGTTCGCACTATCTGGATCTAAGTTACAATTTTGGAAGATTTCCAAATACTTAGGACGTTTATCAGTATCGCTATAAGCACGAACTGCCAATGTGAATGTACCCCAATCACTTCCAGGCACTGTACCTGCTAATTTAACATTGCTAATTTCAATCTTATACTTTAAATTGCTCAACGTACCATCGCTTAGAGTATGTACTTTAAACAATTTAAATTTGGTTGGCTTAGCAGCGGCATCAGCACTTCCTTTAAATGGAGCAATCTTTTGACTATAAATCCAAGGTGTTTTAGCATTTGTTATACTAAATGTACTATCACCTGCATTGAGATTTGTACTATATTGATCGACAAACTTAAGAGGTTCGCCAACAATTGAACTACCTGACAAATTACTGGTTCCACAATACAATCTCCATCCCATGGTTCCTGTCTTTTCCGCTACAAATTTCTTAATACTATCTTCGAATAATACATAGTTGTAAGCAGCCTCAACTTTTTGACCAGCAACTTGTTTTGAAGGATTTCCAACCGTTGGATCGACACCAAATACATCTTTAATGTAGTTATTATCATTTTCATTTAAGCTAAAATCATAATAACCATACGTACCTGAAGATGTAGATCCATCCGCATTTGTAAAATTATACTTCAATGCTAAATTATACAAATTTTCATTTGGATTTATAACGCCTTTATATGGGAATGTACTGCTGGTGACTTGTGATATTGTAGACGAATTGAATCCGTATACCTCATAATCACTACTGAATTGAGTTGAAGCATTTTGTGTATTAGCTAACACGGAAAGAATCATTTTTTGACGACCATCTGTATTTGGATTACATGGATCCAATGAAGCATCTGGGGTATCAATAAATGTTCCATTATATTTACCATATGCACCACTTATTACACCATTAAGTTCAGCGCCTGAACTACATGCACCTGATACTCTAACAGACGCAAAACTTCCGCTCTTTAGAGTAATTGTTTGGCCAGCTTGATAATTTAAATTATTTGCATTTACATCTAAATTTGAATCAA